GGAGTTAGAGCCGCAGTCGAGGATGAAGCAGCGCAAGCAAAACTTGCAACAACCCTTAAAAATGCAACGGGCGCAACAGATGCTCAAATTGCATCAACGGAAAAATACATAACAACCCTTGCAATCCAGACTGCTAAATCGGATGGAGAACTTCGTCCAGCCTTAGAGCGCTTAGCGCTTTCAACTAACAATGTGGGTGAGGCTCAAAACCTACTTGAAGTATCTACTAGAGTTTCAGTCAACAGTGGAGTCGATTTACAAACTGTTGCCAATGCCATTGCAAAGGCTCAGGACGGACAAACCCTTTCTCTTGGCAGACTTGGAATCGGTTTATCTGCAGCAGAATTAAAAGGAATGTCTTTTGCTGAAATTCTGACAAGAATAAATGAAATCTATCCTGATCTTGGAGCAAACGCAGACACGCTTGCTTTCAAGATGGAGCAGATGCGAATCGGTTTTGATGAGGCAAAAGAAACTATTGGATTTGCATTATTGCCAATTATGGAAAATCTTATTGAGTTTATTAACAATGAGGCATTGCCTGCATTTAACGCATTTATTGCAGGATTAACTGGCAACGATGGGGCAGTTGAAGGTTTAGACGAAACTGGATTATCAGCATACAACCTTGGCGAAACTATTGGATCACTTGCTCGAAGCATTGGACAACTAGCTGCGGTCTTGTCCTCAGATGGACAATCAGGTTTGAATGGATTTGTTACGGCTTTAAGGTTGGTTGCTCAAACCGCTAATGTTGTAGTAACAATCATCAAAGAACTAATCAGTTTTATTGTTGAAATGGCTAATCAAGTTATTGGATTCTTAAACCTATTTGGCGCAGGTATTAGCAAAATTAAAAGTATTCAAGGAACGGCATTTGCTGCTGCTTTTGGCACACAAACTTTTGCAACAGGCGGAGCGCCAGGAGCAATTAGTAGTGGTGGCAGCTTTGCTCCATCAGGCGGTTTAGGCGGTCTAAGCGGTTTAGGAGCAGGCGGCATGGCTGGGGGTAGCACTAGCGGTGGTGCGGTTGGAAGTTCCAGATCTAGCCAAATAAACGCATTAAATAAAATTCAAGCAGACACCGCAAAAGTTATGGATTTAGTAGATCAACTCATGGGAGTTCAAAAGGTTGACCCATTTGGCTATGGCACATTTAGAATGGGCGAAGCAAAGTCTTTGCAGCAATACAACATCACGGTCAATGGTGCAATCGACTCAGAATCTACCGCTCGCCAAATCGTAGAAATCTTGAATGACTCATCCGCTCGAGGAACGCTTGGCGCAGGAGCATTTGACCGATGACCGCCTGGAGTCCTGTTTGGCAGGTGTCAATTAACGGTGGGACTTTCACAACGGTCACACTTTCAAACCTGACCATCTCATCAGGTCGAACAGACATTTATCGTCAACCAGTTGCAGGCTATTGTTCAGTTGAAATACTCAACACAAATCAGTCGAATCTCAACATTGAAATCAATGACGAAATAACAATTCAAGTCAAGGACTCGACTAACACCTTCAAGCCTATCTTTGGCGGTTTTGTGACCGACATCGATCAGAGCGTTAGACAATCAGGTGCGCTGGCAATCGTTCAGACTTTCAAAGTCATCGCATTGGGTGCATTGTCTAAACTGCCAAAGATTCTTACCGAAGGAGTCCTTTCCCGAGATAATGATGGGGATCAGATTTATTCAATTCTTGAAGGGTTGCTTTACAACGATTGGAACGCAGTTCCTGCAGCTCTTACATGGGCTACTTACAACGCAACCGAAACATGGGCAAACGCTCAGAATTCAGGACTTGGAGAAATTGACCGTCCCGGAGATTATGACCTTGCTGCACGATCGGCGGAAACAACAGATGTTTATTCGCTTGTTGCAGGACTTGCCACATCAGGACTCGGATACATTTATGAGGATGCTCAAGGGCGAATCGGATACGCAGACTCAACCCATCGAAGCCAGTATCTAGCTGCTAACGGATACCTCGAAGTTACTGGACATCATGCCCTTTCTCAAGGCGTGGCAACCTCTCGCAAACTTGGTGACATTCGCAATTCGATAACGATTACCTATCGCGGAAACAATGAACGATCAGCATCAGATGCAGCTTCAATCGCGCTTTATGGCACACAGGCTCAAAACATTTTGACCTCATTGCATGATGCCTCAGATGCCACTGCTCAAGCAAACTTCTATCTTTCACTTCGTGCCTATCCTCAAAGCCTGTTCAAGTCGATTACCTTTGAATTGACCAACCCTGAAATAGATGATGCTGATCGTGACCGCCTTATCAATGTTTTTATGGGCGAGGCATTAGACATCACGGACTTGCCTGCAAACATGACTGGGGGCAGATTTCAAGGCTTTGTTGAGGGTTGGACTTTCAACGCAGGATTTAACAAACTTTCAGTGACTCTTAATCTTTCGCCTGTTGCATTTAGCCTTCAGGCAATGAAGTGGGAAAATGTCCCAATCACTGAATCGTGGAACACACTAATACCAACTTTGACCTGGACAAACGCTACAATAGTAGCCTGACAATAGGAGAACAATGGCAACAACGACCAACTACGGGTGGACAACCCCTGATGACACTGCGCTCGTCAAGGATGGCGCTGCTGCAATTCGCTCGCTCGGAACATCGATTGATACAACAACAAAGAACCTAAACCCATCTACAACGCTTGGTGATATCGAATATCGTTCATCTACTGCAAATACAAACACCCGCCTAGGCATTGGTTCAACTGGACAGGTTTTGACTGTTAATGGTGGAGTTCCATCTTGGGCAACGCCTGCCGGTGGCGGTGGAATGACCCTATTGTCTACAACAAGTCTTTCAGGAACAACAACAACGATTTCATCAATTAGTCAATCTTACACAAAGTTGCAAATTGTTTTTAGAGATATGTTTATCGGTACAAACGGTGTTCAAATTTATTTAAGATTTAACAATGATAGTTCTGCAATCTATAATGCTTATACATTCAGAGGACAAAACGGTTCTTTATTTCAAGACGCAAATACTAACGATACTCAACTATATCTTGCACAAGGAACAGCATCGACAACGGCAAGATTTAAGGCAAATGGATCAATAACAATTGACAGATATGCCACTAGCGATAGCGTAAAACACGCTTTTACCGAATCAGGTGGAACAGGTACTGGCAATAATGATGCTCATTTTTTCATTGGAAGCATAAATTATCAAAGCACTAGTGGAATTAGTGCCGTAAGCTTTATTTCAAGTTCAAGTTTCAATGGTGGCACAGTCTATGTTTATGGAGTTAACTAAAATGGCAAAAACAACAAAAAGACCGATGATTCGTGTCCACGATTTAGCGACCGATGAGATAATTGACCGCGAAATGAATGACGCCGAATTTGAACAATATGAGGCAGATAAAGCAATTGCGGAAGCAGCAATCGAAGCAAAAGCAAAAGCCGAAGCAGACAAAGCTGCGTTATTGGCTCGACTCGGTTTGACCGAAGATGAACTAAAAATTATTCTCGGATAATGAAGCCGCGTTTATCTAAGTCAATCATTCAGTTACGAGAACAAATTGACGATGCCTTCCCCGATCGTGATCGTCGCTCGGACTCAGGGGCTTACTCAGATGCAAGGCATGCTGCTCGTAAGTCTGACCACAATGCGGATGTTAACGGTTGGGTACGCGCCTGGGACTGTACTCGTGCATTATCCGAAGGGCGCGATGTCATGCCCGACTTGGTTAATCAGATTCGACTTTATGCCAAAAAGCACGGACGATTTAGTTACATCATATTTGACGAAAAGATTGCTTCACCCATCCTTAAGTGGAAGTGGAGAAAATATCGCGGAAGCAATCCGCACAAAAAACATGCACACTTCTCGTTTCGCAAAGATGCGGACTTGGATGGCTCGTTTTTCAAAGAAATCCCTATGATCGGAGATAAGTAATGAATATGAAGAATCCTCTAGTCCTAACTGCAGGTGCATTTCTTTCTGCGTGGGCAGCTTCAAACTTCGATGTCGATTACCGTGCAATTCTTTGGGCGGTTTTAGCAGGTGTCTTTGGTTACGCCACTCCCAAAAAGTAATGAGCGCGGAAGCCTGGGCGGTTGTTGTAGCTGCTGCGTTGAGCGTTATTGGTTCATTTATTGGCTCGGTCAAGTGGTTAGTAAAACATTACCTAAACGAGTTAAAGCCAAATTCTGGAAGTAGCATGCGCGACCAAATCACCGCACTAGAAGCGCGTGTCGAAACGATTATCCGCATCCTAGAGAGGTAACAATTATCTCATGGCAAGAAAAGCAACTAAGGCGCTTGAGGATCAAGGCTATTCGCAGCTTGATGCTTTTTGCATTGGCTTGCATGAGTATTACAAATCATTGAAAAAGGCAGGCTTTCCTGAGTCTGTCGTTTTATTCATGATTACAGAACCGCAAGCCTATCCTGCCTGGATTCTGCCTACGCCAATCGATCCCGAAAAATTCGGTGATTACGAGGATGACGATGAGGATGAATGACAAAAACAAAATCTCGAATTTTGGTAATCAGTGACCTTCAAATTCC